ATTGGTCGGCAAACTCATCAATCGTCGCGTCAAGCTCACGACCTGCACGGAACTGGCTTGCTACATACTTGAGAGAGTCAGCCATGAGGGCAGCAGTCTGCGGAACCATCTGTACGGCAGTGATGGCCTGATTTAGGAAGCCACCAACAGCAGTAATGAATTCTGTAGCTCTCTGCTTCTGAGCATTTTCATCAGGTGCAATTGTGGAGTCCGTCTCGATGTCGAACATGAACGGGCGTAGGCGCTGATCGTCCAGCATCTTCTTGACCTGATCGATAGTGACTGTTTCGCCAATTTTCTGAGCCTGTGCGCCTAATTGCTGGATCTGCTCGTTTGCTTGCTCTTGAAGCTGTTGGAGCATGGCCTGAGCTTCTTCGGGATTGGCTTGCGCCTGCGCCATAATCTGCGGATTCTTTTGAGCATCGGCTATCTGCTTCTTGGCAGCATTGGCAATCTCTTTCTGCTGGTCCGTAAGCTCCTTGACTTGTTTCTTGATGTCTGCGTCCGTGGGCAGATCCATCTGCGACATATCGAGCAAGGTCTTCTTATCGAAGTTCTCGGCCATCACCTCTGCACTAAGGCGCGTAAGGTCGCGAGCAATGCGAACTAGCTCGTCCTGCTTGTCACGGATGCGAACCGAACCGTATTGGCTCTTTAGCTCCTGAGCGCCTAGTGTCTCGCTGGCATTGGTAAGGCCGCGCATGATGTCTGATAGGCCGGTTATCTGATAAACATCGTCAATGAGCTGCTTACGGATCTCAACCAAGCCCTTGAGCGTGGTAGCGATCATATCCAGCGGCATCCACTCGACAATTCCTCCTTTGTCTCCGAAGCTGGACCAGTTAGATACCGGGATCATAATCGCGGAGTCGTCGTGGTTCTTCAGCGCGGTCTCGATAACATCGCCAATCTCGCCACCACCAGGATAGAAGCCCTTGACCTGTAGAGCAGAGGCAAGCGCAGAGATACGACCTGTAAGCTCGTTAATCTCCGCAAGCTGGTCTTGGTAATACACATAGTCAGGGACCGGAACCAGAGAACCCGGCTGCACGGTCGAATAAGCAGGCTTTGGGCATGGGAAGAACTTGTCTAGGTCAAGATGCGGCTTGTCATCGTCAAGCAGATCCTCAACGCCCTCAGTGACCCACACAACGCGGTCTTCAGACTTGCACCAGATCTCCCATACGCCAGCCTTCTCGATTGGATCACGGTGGCCTCTGTCTCGCTCATCCCTCTTGGCTGCGTTGAAGGCTGCGCTCTCGTATGCATCTCCGCTGTATTTCTTGAAGCGCTTCTCCATTTCGTCCTTGGACATCCAAGCGCGGCGGGCAACCCAATCAACCTCTTCCCACTTGCGGGCAGGTGAGGTGATGAAGTCTCGGCGATCTACATGCTCAAGGCAAAGGCGCTCGTTCTTCTTGCCCTTCTTGAGCTTGTCCTCGTAGCGTACCCATGCAGCACCACGGCCAACGCGCACCAGATCATCACGAATAAGGCGCATGGTGGAGTCCACGTCCTCAAGCTCAAACTGTACGTTAGCTACGCGCTCAAGAAGCTCTGAGGCTGTACGGGCGATAGGATCACGGTTGCGGAAGCGAGGAACAACAACAGGGACAGGAGGCCGGGAATAGACAGAGGGGGCGAGAACTTGGAGATTAGCCCAAAACAGAGAGAACTGACGATCAGACGTAGCTGACATGCGATTGCCGTCTGCATAGATCTTGTCGATCTTGTCGGAACGGTCCTGCCAGTCCTGCATAGCTTTCTCAGCATCGGTGATGAGATTAAGCCAAGCCTTTGAACTCTCCTTGTCGATTGAAGGATCGTAATCGGCCTGTGGTTCTGTGGTTTCTGCCATGATTACCCGCGCTGGTTATGGTTAGTTTATAACGTAACGCTGTATTCTGGTCAATCAATGAGAAAAGCCTCGCATCCCTAACGACTGAGATACGAGGCCTTCTTTGCTTTGGAATGACTGCTGGACTCTAACCAGCTTACCTCCGAAGCTATCCTCGGCACTAATTTACGTTGGACGCTAACCAACTAGGGCTTTCTGTCATTCCAAACTCTTTGCCCCAGAGGCAGGCTCGCGGCGAGATTCGAACTCCGCGACCTCTAAGGATTAGCCAAGCGCTCTATCCAGCTGAGCTACGCGAGCCTGTTTATCCTCTGAGCTTACAAACTCTTTGCCCATTGGGCGGAACTGCTACGCTGCACAAAGCCCAACGTAAGGCCAGATTAACCCCTGATAGGCGCCTTTTTGCTATATTATGACGGTGCAGGTCCCACCGCAGACACACCGGACTGAAACGCACATGAGCAGATGTGTTTACCCAATAGCTTCTGCTAAGAAATAACCAGCCTGGGTGCGCTTCCAAGGATAGGCGTGGCCGGTGTTGTTGCGTATTATCTACCACTCATTCCCACATCAGCACAAGCCACATCCAGAAACAAATCATAGCCACCACCATGCAGAATAGCGTTACCCTTTCCTGGTGTGGGGTCATGGTTATCTCCTTTAGCGCATAATGGGCTTATGAGGGGGAGGTTCCGCGAATGGCGTCTGCAACTTTGAAACATGCCTCTCGCTCATAACCCCTGAGGCTATCCCAATAAATTCCCACTTCCTCAGCAATCTTAGCGCAACGCTCACGTTCGGCAAGGATGGCGCTCTCTACAAGAGCCACAATCCCATCAAGATTTATGCGACCGTCTATTCTCCCGTCTTCCTCTCGGAAATACATTTCATCATCCGATGTGATGGCCGCAACGATGGCGTCTCGTATCTCACTCATCTCGTCTCATCCTTTGATTTGGAGAGGGCAGATCGGATCTGCACCCCGACTGCTTTCCATACATCGTATTTTGCGAAGTAATCGGGATCGGTTGTTTGTAGTGCTACACGCTGCTGATATACCCATGACTGCAACTCCTTTAGTCTATCGGTCTCCAGGTTTTCTGGCGTATGGCTCATTTCTTCTCATCCTTTGATTTGCAATCCAGAGCCGCCCAGATAACCTGCAACTGAGAATCGGTTATAATGGTAATGTCGTTGAATTTTGAGCGATCCATCTCCGCTCTTAATTCCTTGAGGATGGATACCGCAACACGTATGGTGCTTTTTTTCTAGTCTACGGCTTAAATCTTCGTCGCTTATTTCAAACTCTCCCGATATTGTTTCAACCTTGCGTAACTTCAATATTCTCTATCTTTTCCTCCGCTTCTTCGGCTAAGGATCTTGATAACCCGTCACCATTCCATTTGATATCTTTCAACGCCAGTTTTGCTATAGCCAGCTTTTTCTGAAGTAATATTATCCGCTCTTTGTCTTTCATTTCGTGTCTCCGTAAGCTTTGTTACCGGATCTCCACTCTGCCACAGTCATCTCCAGCCCTAGTCGCTTGATGGTGCGTAGGTCACGCTGATAGGCTGCGTTGTAGGCTAGGCGTTCTTTGTGCTTTTCGATCACAGACTTTATAAAACCATCAAAGTCAACGCGATCAATGATAACAGGCTCTTGAGGCTTTGGAGCACGTTCTTCCGCCATCCTTTTGAGCGCTACGGCTAATGCTGCTTCGTATCTATCCTTAGCGCTAGAATTCCATACCGCATTAGTGGAGCCGCACGCCTTGCTGTCATTGATCGTTCTACCCATTGCCTTGATTGTGCCGTTAGCAACATCCGAAAATTTTTGATCCCTGGCCTTGGCCGCAGCGTCGTCGTTTTGCTTTCTCACGGTAGCCTTGGTTTTCTCTTCTATTTTCTTCTGAGCTACGTCAGTTTTTGCGATCTTAATTGCCATTAAGCGCATCCTTTGCCATCTGCTTAAGGTGATTGTTATTGTTGCGTCCATCGAAATTAGCCATAGCTTTGACAACTTCCAGAAGCTTAGATTCAGCTTCATGGACGTAGGCGTAAGGCTGCATGCTACCCAAGACAGAAAAGCATCTGGTTCTCTCAGCCATTATTGCTCTAGCAATCTTTTCAATGTCGGGGTCTTCATATTGAATGTATGGCCCCTGCTCAGGCGTTTCCAATGATCTGAAAACCCTATCCGCTGCGATCATAACATCTGCTGGTATTTCGCTCATTTTTAGTCTCTTTTGATTTTAAGTTTCTCCAAAAGCCTGTCGGCCTCCGCCACCAATTCCTTAGCTTGGGTCGCATCGTCGGGATAATCCCAACACGCGTATTCAAGCATGTCGGCAAGCCTAGCCAAGGCCCTGGCAACCGATACGTAATTCTCATGCTGTTGCTTTTCCATCTCAGTTCTCCATGTTGTTTACGTAACATACACGGATAAACTACACGGCGCAAGTGCTATTTACACCCTCCCCTGCCTACCCGTAGGGATAGGGGGTGCGCGGAACTTGCCTGGAGGTGGCGGCTCGCGTCTTTCAATGACCGGCTCTCGAATGGTGCGCCATGACATGGCAAAATAACGGAACGCATCTGCCAAATGGCTAGACCAGTCGTGAACTTCGCTGATCTTGAAAGCCTTCTTGTCGTCGTCCCACTCTCTGCGGTACTGCTCTAGAGCCGAAATGCCCTGATCCTCGCACCTTGTATGGAAGACGCAGCGTGGGAGTGTGACGCGGACAGCGTTGATACCGTCCATCTTGCTTGCGAGGGGTACTAGCTGAGGGTTAAGCCCTAGTTCTCGCATGGTTTCAACACGAGTCCTGCCCGTTCCCCACTCCTTGATCTTCGCATCATGCGGCACAAAATCTATCCCATCTTCCCATCCATGCTCTTCAGCCCGCTTGTGGATGACATCCGCATAGTGATCCACGCCAACGCCAGACTGTGAGTAGCAATCGAGGATAAACACCTGCGTTCCAACAACCTGAAACCACCAAATGCTGGTGTCGTCCTTTACGCCAATGTCCCAAGCCCTGTGGACTGGAGCCTTGATAGCCTCAAGATCCTCAGTAATGCGGCCTTCCTTGCGAACAGCAACCATCTCACGAGCGTAGAACGCACCAAGGATAGCGGCATTGAATGAGCATAGATATTCCTGCTCGAACTGTGCATTGCCGATATCATCGCCGTATAGGGCTATGTATTCCTTGAGGCTTTCGTCTAGCTGCTGAGGGCTGAGAGCGCCGGTGTCATGGACGTTAGACACCTCAGCGAACCAGCGCGGGTTATCCTTTGCCATTTGGTACATATTATAGGCGTGGTTACGGCCACGAGGCGTGGTGATGAAGGCTGCCCAGCCATTGTTTTCCTCAAGCATAGGCCGGTGATATGCCCATGCGCTAGGGTTAGCCAGCGCCCACTCTGAATAGGCAATCCCTGCCACGCCAGCGCCTACTGTGGCGTCGTAGCGGTCAGAACCAATGATCTGCCACGTTGAGCCGCACTTGAGACGTATGAACATCTCCTGGTCGTTTACATTGTCGCATATCTCTGGGGGGAAGGCTTCGTGGATGCGGCGCTTGCCAGTGTGGGCGTTCACGGCTGTCCAGAGGGCTTTGCGGCCTTGCCCATATTCGGGTAGGCAATGCCAGTAGGAGCCGATACGCCTGTGTGCTAGCTCGCATGTGGCTGAGAGAACTATCTCGTCCTTGCCCCAACGTCTGTGTGCTATCTCAATAGCTCTAGCACCGGGAGTGGTCGTTAGGTATTTGTGGAATGGCTGCTGATAGGGGCGAATTCGCCTAACTATTTCCATCTATCTTCGTTTCATAGACAGTGCTGAATGTCACGCCAACTGTTCCTGAGTGGTTCGCATCGACTTGGAATTTCTCGCTGTATTTGCGGGGGAGGAGCTTCGCAGCGGCCCACTTGCGGGCATCAATACGGAGTGCAGAACGGCGCAGTGCCTCACCGTTCTCAAGCCATCCGATGTTCTCGCCTTCGATGCCCTTCTTCTCCATCCAGTCGTTTGTGCCGTCATCAGAGATCGCAATGATTTCATCGAACAAAGCGTCAGCTTGTTCTTCACGTGCGCGTGTGTACATATCCGAAAAGTGCTTGTTTTCAGCAAGCCATTTGAATATCGTGGAGCGCGTTGGCATCCCATCATCTTCACACATAGCCTTAAGGCTCTCACCGTCCGCTAGCCTATCACAGATCGATAGCGCTAGCTCGTCGCTGTACTTAGA